TATCCCTTGGAATAGCGAGACAGGTAGCTGAACGGTTTAGTAGACAAAGTAAGGGGAAGGACAAGATATGTCCCATCATCTGACCCCGTTTCACCGGGATCGGGGATGACCCTCCCAGATCAACACCTATTTCTGTGAGACTACGGATAGCAAGTTTCCGAATGGAACCCTCGAAAGGGAGTAACCACATGGGTAGCTTGATCTCCGTACGTTTCAACATTTCTTCTGCTGCAAACTTAGTATATCGTAGATAAATCTCATCTGTAGCCGCTTGGTAATCTCCACTGACAAACTTCTGCCCTTTCTCGAGACACAGCGAGCCAAGCTCAGAAGAAACCGACGCACCCCCGATAAGGGAGTAAGTCGGCAACTTCCGCATCTTGGAATGCCACGCCTTCTGAAGGGGCTTAAGTAGATTTAGCACCCACGATTGACGGGTAACGAGCCTTACCTTCAAAGGTTCCGGGATTCCGGCAACTTTGGCAAGGAAAGGTTTGTCACTATCAATGATGGGTTCTGCTTCAGCCAGTAGAGTACCAAGTAACTCCTCCCAGACCGAATCCCAATTGCAGAGCAACAGGTCTTCGGACTTCTGATTTTCTAAGTCCTCAACTTTAGAATAGCCTCTCGAGTCTAGTATAGAGTGGTCTCCCAAGATGTGTTCTCGAACAAAACCCTGAACCCCACCAGACTTCCGGCTACTCTCGTAGCAGGAAGAAGTGGTTGGGGGAAAGGATTTTGTGAAATCTGCCACCATGGGACCGATCTCGTTACAAGAATCGATAATACTGGATTCAATCTCACGTCGATAGGGATAGATACTGGGCTCGGGGCGAGATAAACTCTCCCCGTACTCCTTTATCTTTTCCTCTACCATAGATTCTGGAAGCATAGGAAACAACCTCTTAGAATATAACATAAGACAGGATACTAGTACCTTCCTCCGTCTCCCCCTTCCTGTCATGCGATTCCTCCAATATTTCTTGAAGGAACCACCTAGGATAGAATAGGGGGGAACGATCTGATCAGGGGTATCGTCACCCAAAGAAAGGGGAAGCCAATAGGCGACCCAATTCTTAAGTAACTTTACCATTTTGGTCAGATCTGTAACCGGGGGCTTAGGAACTAACACCCTGTCAAACGTCTTACCCATTAGAGTAAAGCTGTCGACTAGTGCTTCGTTACATTTCAACCAGAAATGTGAAG